ATGCAGGAAGCTGCAAAAATCTCAGGCTTTGATCGTGAAGCATTTGATGAATTACCTATCACTGATGCAATGGCTTATGCCATTTTAGATAGTGATGTGGCTGCGAAGATTACGGCGCACTTAACCTCAAACCCTGATGATGCTGAGAGAATCTCCGCATTAAGTCCTGCACGTCAAGCGGCTGAAATTGGCAAACTGGAAGCTAGGATTAGCTCCCAAACTGTGAAAGCGTCAAATGCACCTGCACCGATTAAGCCAATAGGCAATCGTGGTGGATCAGCAAATAGTGACCTAGCTAAGTCCTCGATGGAAGATTACATTGCAGCAAGGGCAAAGCAGGGAGCTAGATGGGCGCGATAGTGTTCAATCTAATTAAGGAGTAAGCCATGTCAAATAGTCTAGTAACCTGTAGTATCGTCGCCAAAGAATCTTTGGCAATCCTAGAAAACATGTTGGGTTTTTCAGCTAACGTTAACCGTGATTGGGATCAAGAATTCACCTCAAATATGGGACGCGGTTATGCGCCTGGTCAAACAATCAACATCAAGAGACCACCCCGTTATACATGGCGTGCTGGTCGTGTTGCTAACCCACAATCAACTGTAGAATCAACCGTACCTTTGACATTGAGCCAAGGTGGTACTGATTTGAACTTCACCTCTAACGAGCGCACTTTGTCGTTGACTAAGTTGGAAAGCAAGTTGCAAGCAGCAATGGCTACAGTAGCTAACGAGATTGACCGTCAAGGTCTGTTAATGGCACATGACACAGTGTTTAACGCACTGAACCCAGCTTATACAGCCCCTAACACTCAAGCACTGGCAATCGGTGGCGTAACTGCTATCAATCAGCGTTTGGATGAAATGGGTGCAAACCGTGACAAACAGCGTAGCTTGGCACTTTCACCTGCTTTGAATGCTAACTTTGTAACTGGCTTTGCTGGATTGTTTAACTCTTCTGCAAAAATCAGCGAACAGTATGGCTCAGGCGTGATGGTCGATTCGTTGGGCTTGAAATACTTCATGGATCAGAACGTAGCAACACACACGAACGGTGCAGCCACAGCAACTAACATTAACGGTGCTGGTCAAACTGGATCTTCAATTACAGTTGTGGCGGTTGCTGGCGGTACATTGTCAAAGGGTACAGTAATTACGCTTCCAGGCGTGTTTGCGGTAAACCCTCAATCACGTCAGTCAACAGGTGTATTGGCTCAATTCGTAGTTACTGCTGATGCTTTGGTAGGTGCAACAACTATCAGTATTAGCCCAGCGATTGTGACAAGTGGCGCGTTCCAGAACGTAACCGCATCACCTACAACTGGCTCGCCTTATGTTATCTTCGGTGCAGCCTCTACCTCTTACGGTTGTAACGTAGGATATCATCGTGATGCGTTTACATTGGCAACTGTTCCAATGTGGGCTCCTCCTGGCGGTAAAGGTGTGATTGATGTTGCTCAACAAGAGTACAAAGGCATGAACTTGAAAGTTACTGAGTTCTATGATGGTACGAACGATAACAGCATCATGCGTATTGACGTGTTGTTTGGATGGGCTGCGACCTACCCAGAATTAGCAGTTAAGTACGCAGTTTAATCAATGACTTAGCCCCTCTTAATTGAGGGGTTCTAAAATGTTTAAGGAGAACTAAAATGATTCTGTTATCTCGTGATTACAAAGGTTATACCGCTGGCTCTACTGTGCAACTTCAATCAAGTGAAGAAGCGGCTCTGGTGGCTCAAAACTACGCTACCGTATCGGCATCTGCAACAACTACAACTGGCGCGGCTACGGCCAACTTAGTTCAAGGTCGTGCAACGATTGCAGCAGGTGCAAGCTCGGTTGTTATTACTAACACACTGATTGATGCGACAAGTAAAGTATATGCGGTTGTGGCTCAGGCTACGGCTGACGGTACTTTGTTGCGTGTGGAACGTATCTTGTGTGCGGCTGGTTCGTTCACGATCTACGGCACAGCTAACGCGACAGCTTCAACAGCGATTGATTGGGTAGTTATCTCCCCTTCAGGCTTGACACAAACTCACTAAGTAATACCCCCGCCCTAACGTTGTGAAACGCTGGGCGGGATTCTCAAGGAGTTTGTATGGCTACAGCTCAAACGATGGTAAACGATGCTCTGATGGAGCTAAACGTATTAGCTGAAGGTGATACTCCAACGGCTGCAATGACAGACGGCGCATTTCGTGAATTAAACAGAATTATGGATTTGTTAAGCAACGATCAGTCGTTTGCTTATCATGCTTCGTTATTTTCAATGGCTCTAACGGGTCAATCCTCATTTACAGTCGGGCCATCTGGTGATGTGATTACTAACCGCCCGATTAAAATTGATACAGCATGGGTTGATAGAGGTGGTATCTCTTATCCAGTGCGCGTGGTCGATAATCAGAAGTTCGATTCAATCATCTACAAAGGTGCGGCTGGGGCAAATACCACAACTATTTACTATGAAGGGTTAGTTCCTGACGGTAAGGTTAATTTGTGGCCTATCGCTTCGGGATGCACGTTGAATTGTCGCGTATTGGACTTGGTGGATACTTTCCCAACCTTGGCAACGACTTTGTTAATGCCGCCAGGATATGAAACGTTACTCATTGCGAGTTTGGCAATTAACCTAAGCCCTCAATATCCTACTGGGATATTATCGCCTGTTACTGTTCAACGCTACAAAGCAGCTAAAAAAGCAACTTCTAATATAAACAATGTCGTTCCTACAATGGGATTGCCTACTGACATATTGCCGCAGCGTGGTGGTAGTTTGCAAGCGTTCTTGGGTGGTTACTAATGGCTAAGATGGCTAGCTTTTTAAACGGAACTGACGAGCAACGCTCAGTAAATCTTTCCGACAATAAGTTAATCAATCTCTATCCAACCACTAACAATGATGGAACGGTAGGTGCGTTTATCACTACGCCAGGACTTCAAACTTACATCACTACACCAAGCGGCGATATAACATCTGGAATAAATACCGCTTCGAATGGACGTTGTTTCATGGTTGCAGGGTCGATATTCTACGAGATTACTACTGGTGGAGTATTAACCAATAGAGGTACAATTACTCAAGCTACGGTTAGTCGGATGACTGATAACGGAATTGAGTTGGGTATTGTAAATGGTACGGATGGTTGGGTATTCACCTTTTCAACTAATACACTAGCTAAGATTACATCGGCAGGATTCCCCAACGGTTGCAAGACAATTACCTACATCAATGGTCGGTTTGTAGTCAGTCAACCTAATACACAGAATTTTAACTGCTCGGATAGATTAGCTGGAAGTGTATGGGATGCGTTAAACGTACATACAGCAGATTCGAACCCTGATTACATCGTCGGTCAAATAGCAAGCAATAATGAACTGATTATATTTTGCGAGAAGTCTGGTGAAACGTGGTATGACGCGAATGTTTACCCTTCACCTTTTACTCGTAACGTATCGGGGATATTTGAGGTAGGGTGTATTGCACCTTACTCCATATCTAAGATAGACAATTCAGTGATGTGGCTAGGACGCTCTGAAACAGGGCTAGGCGTGATTTACAAATTGAATGGATATACGCCAGTTAGGTTATCTAGTTATTCAGTTGAATACGCTATACAACAGATGAGTGATACCTCGGATGCTATTTCATTTACCTATCAGCAGGACGGGCATCACTTCTACGTGATTACTTTTCCCACTGGGGATAAAACCTTTGCTTTTGACATTAACACTCAGATGTGGCATGAGAGAGCATCATTCTCAGCTATAACTGGGTTATTTAGCCGATGGGAAGCTCAGGAATACGCCTATTTTGACAATAAGCATTTAGTCTGTGACTATACAGATGGGAAAGTTTACTCACTTGAGTTAAGCGTTAATCAAGATGGTGGGTCAACTCGTAAGTGGATTAGATCGTGGCGCGCACCTGAAAGCGAAATGCACAGAACGCCACATCACAAACTAACGCTAGAATTAGAGTGTGGCGTTGGCTTGGTTGGTGGTATTGACCCTCAGATTATGTTGAGATATTCCAACGATGCAGGCCATACATGGTCTAGTGAGAAGTGGCGTTCTATGGGTAACATCGGGGAATTTTCCAAGCGGGTGAATTGGTATCGTTTGGGTATGACTTCGGGACAGCCTAGAGTGTACGAAGTGAGTGGGACGGAAAACGTCCGCACAGTTTTGCTAGCGGCATATCTTGAATAATTAAATAACATCAAATGATTATTTAGAGTAAAATGAATTAACTTATACGCCGTGAGGTGTTAGGAGGATATATGGCATTTTTACCTGGATTAAGAAAAGTAGGTCTCGGACATATTAGCGATACTGTTGACTCACTTACTGGTGAGGCTGCTGCGCAAGCTGCTAAAGATGCAGCAGCAAAACAGCAAGCTGCTACTGACATGGCAACGGCAGAAAATCGCCGTCAGTTCGATATTGGACAATCTAATCTTACTCCTTGGTTACAAGCTGGCAAAGGTGCATTAACAGCCCAGCAAAACTTGATGGGGTTGAATGGTAACGTTGACGTTAATGCTGAACTATCAAAAGACCCTGGCTATCAATTCAGACTTGCACAAGGTCAAAAATCGTTCGATTCATCCTCGCTTGCTAGTCGTGCTGGATTTGGTTCAGGTGGTGCTTTTAAGGCTGCTAATGACTACAATCAAGGCAACGCATCACAAGAATATGGTAATCGCTTAAATCAACTTGCAGGACTATCTGGTACAGGTCAAACCACTGGTAATCAAATGGCTGGAATGGGTGCTAATTACGCAAATAATCAGGGTAATTTGTGGACTAATAACGCAAATGCTCAAGGTGCGGCTGGAATGGCTGGGGCTAATGCTCGTCAGTCAGGATTATGGAACATAATAAATACTGTTGCTAAAGTAACAGGAGGTATGTAATGTCTATTGATGCAGGTATTTACAATCAATTAAACATACCCGACCCAATGGCTGGGGCGAATGCTATTGGGCTTTACCAACAAGGCAAACAAGACCAAGTTGATAGAAAGAACAAACTCGCTGCATTAGCTCAACAACAAGAGATGCAGGGTTATGCTCTTAATGATGCTAGAGCTAAAGATACCTATAACAAATACATTCAACACGCCATACAAGACTCAGGCGGCGATATTGGAAAGATGCGTGATGCAGCTTTATCTAGTGGACACGAAGAAGGCATATTGTTCGCACAGCATCTTGACAAGGTATTAAAAGACAAAAAAGAAGCAACTAAACTTCAACAATTCGCTGATACAGTTAAATCTATCGGTCAAGGTACGGCTGGAAGCAATCAAACATCATTATTGATGAATGGATCTAACGCTCAACCGACTTATACCCAAGCACCTGAAACTGAAACTGAACGTCAACAAAAGATAGTTAATATGCTATCTATTGACCCTACTGCTGGCGCAGCGGTAGCTAGTACTTTAGAAAAACCTAGAGAGTTTGCATTAAAACAAACTGAAGCTAAAAATGCTTTGCAGGAAAAGTTTAATCAGCAAAAAGAGATCCAACGACAACAAGCATTAGATCGTGAAAATGCTATCCGCATAGCAGCAGGATTTAAGGTTAATAACCATATGCAATTAAAACCAATGCCAACAGCAGCATTAAAGATGCAGCAAGAAGAACTGGACGCAGTAGGTACTGCATCTGGAATCAATGCTGATTTAGGTGCGATTGAATCACAGATAACAAGCGGCGATCTAAAGTTAGGATGGGCTGAAAATTTACAATCAATGATAAAGAATAAGAATTTGCCAGTAATAGGCGGTTCAGATGAGAATAGCCGTAATTATGCGACATTTCAGGCTACGCTGGAAAAGTTACGCAATGATTCATTGCGGTTAAATAAAGGCGTTCAAACTGAAGGTGACGCTCAAAGGGCATGGAATGAGCTATTAGCTAATATAAATGATGGTGATGTAGTTAAGAAGCGTTTAGGTGAGATTAAAAAAATCAACGAACGTGCTGTGCAGCTTAGAAAGCTAAACATTGATAATATACGATCAAACTACAATTATCCTTCGCTAGATTCTAGTAATTATGAGAATCTTACTCCTGCTTTAGATAGTGGTGGTAGTCCAGCTAATACTCAATTTGGCAGCAAGACAGCAACAGAAAATGCTGGTGGAAATAGTAAGCCTAAAACTAAATCAGGCGCAACTACATCTGGGTGGTAAATTATGGCAAATATAACTGTTAAGTTTGCTGATGGACAAGACCACATTTACAACAATGTGCCTGACGATGTCACACCAGACCAAATTGAACAACGGGCTGCAAAAGACTTTGCTGGTAGAAAAGTAACTCATCTTGATAGGGCTATTGAACAGCCAGACCAATTAGGTCAAGACCGTCCTTTACAAACTGCTTACCAACCAACTGAACAGCCTAAACTAACGCTTATAGAGCGTTTTAAGCAGCAACAAGAGCAGGGTAAACAAAACATAGCTAATTTAGATTATGGCGCATTAAAAGGTGCGTCTAATATCGGCGCAACACTTCTAAACCCATTTGATTCTGAAGCGCGTAATGCTAGAAAGCAGGCTATTACTGAAGGACTACAATCATTTGGTGCTGACCCTGAATCACAATACTTTAAGGGTGGCGAATTAGCATCTGAAATAGCTGGAACAGCTGGTGCTGGTGGTGCAATAGCAAAAGGTGTTAGATTGATACCTAATGCTGCTAAATTGGCTACGGCAATAGAATCAGGTGGTTTATCCACAGGTGCGAATGCAGCTAAAGAATTTAGCGTACAAGGCATTAAAAATGCAGCTACTAGGGTAGCAGGTGGCGCAATAGCAGGCGGCGCAATGAGTGGACTGATTAACCCTGATGATATGGGTACTGGTGCTACTCTCGGTGGTGCTATCCCTGTAATTGGTAAGCTAGGCGGTGCGGCTGGCAAGGCTATCGTGAACAGGTTAAAAGCAACTCATACACAAGCGATTACTGAGGCACTTCAAAAGTCACCAATTCGTGAAACATTGAAAGACGCAACAGAAGCTGGGTATGTAGTTCCACCAAGTTATGCTGACGGTGGAGTAACTTCACGCCTTGCCGAGGGGTTATCAGGAAAATATAAAACAAATCAACTTGCTGGAATAAAGAATCAAAAGATAACAGATAGTCTTGCTCGTAAAGCAGTTGGATTATCTGAACAAACGCCACTTACGTCTGAAGCAATGCAAACAATCAGGCAGAATGCCTATAAACATGGATATGAGCCAGTTGGGAGCATTGGAACTGTTGCTACTGATGATGCTTATGCAAGCGCACTAAAAAATATCGAACAGCCTTTTGTTAGTGCTGAAAAGTCATTCCCTACTGGGAAGTCTTTGCCTACTGATGATCTACTAACGTCATTGCGAGTTAATAGGTTCAATGCTGGTGATGCTTTAAGCAAAATTCAGAATCTTCGTAATGATGCGAGTGCTGCCTATGCGTCTGGTAATAACGCATTAGGTGCTGCAAATAAGAGTGCTGCAAACGCATTAGAGGATGTTATTCAGCGTAATCTTGAATTCAAAGCAAATGCGAAAGATGCCTATCAAGAAATATCTGATGTGATTGGTAAAAGAATGTCTAGTGCTGATTTTGAATCCGTCAAACAAGCAAAATCAATAATCGGAAAATTGTCGCAAGGAAAAATAACCCACGAAATGGCGATTGAGCAACTTGGTGGAATAACCGCAAAATCAAAAACCGCATCAACAGCATTATCAGAGGCCGTAGATGCAATATCAACTGTAAACAATAAAACCGCAGAAGCAAAGAAATTGCTTGATAACTTTAAGGATTCGCGCATACTGATGGCTAAGGCACACACTGTAGAGAATGCAGTTAAAGAGGGCGGAGGCCATGTTGATGCGATGAAATTAGCAGCAAGGGTTCAGTCTGGTAAGCCGATGACAGGCGAACTTGCAACCATTGGAAAGTTTGCTAATAACTTTGGAGATGTGGCGCGTATTCCTAAAAGCGGTGATGCGAATCCGTTTACTGCATTAGATTTTATAGCAGGGGGGCTAGGGTATGGATTAAGCCCTTATACATTGGCATTACCAGCGGCAAGGGTTGCGGCAAGAGGTTCAGTTTTGTCAGGTGCAGTTCAGAAGTCATTGGCTAAAAATGCTTTTCAGCCACGCGGATTGTCTGAACTTGCATATCAAGTATCGCAAGGTGCAAAAGGTAACAGACTTGCAGACCTACTTGCTAATCCAGCAGTTAGAGCTTTACCGTTAGCGGCTCAATCTAAATAACCGAATAAGCCAAGAAAGAAAGCAATGACACCGATAACGATTAACTTGATAATTAAGAATTCAATCATAAAGAGGTCTGTGGGATGAACTTTTATAGTTTAGAGAAAGAAATAGATATGTGTATTGAAAATATATCTAAATCAGTTAAAGAAATATGTTTAATGGATTCATCTGTAAGATTAACAAAGGATGTTTTAAGTAAGTATAAAAAAGATGGGAAAGATGGGAAAGATGGGAAATGAGCAACCTTTCCCCTCCACCACTGAGAGATAAAGAACTAACAAGTCCAGCATGGCAGAAGTGGTTTAGTGCTGTTCAGTTATTGCTTGCTCCAGTGTCCACAGGTGGGTTATTCAGATGGAACTCAGTTTCTAAGGTTAGTAGTAACCTGACTGATTTAGAAACACGTAATCACTCAGACTTACAAAACATCAATTCAACGACATACTCGCATTTAACAAGCGCACAGTTGACTGATTTAACGGATGCAGGCGATTCAGCATTGCATTATCATGCTACTGATAGAGATAGAGCTAACCACTCAGGAACACAGCTTGCAGCAACGATAAGCGACTTTACCTCGGCAGCAGATGCGAGGGTTGCGGTACATGTAGCATTAGCTGACCCGCATACTCAATATCAGAAAGAATCAGAATTAAATGCTGCATCTGGTTATGCTGGATTAAATACTGTGTCTAGGACAACTAAAGGCGTTGATGCTGCGGATGATTTAATCATAGACTTGGCTACTAAAGGGCTAGTTCTTAAAGATACAGCAGGAACACCACATTACTGGCGATTGAGTGTATCAACACTTGGCGTTATAACAGCAACAGATCTCGGAACAACTAAACCTTAGAGGTAAATATGGCTACTGGCACACAAATTCACGGCAAGGTTCAATTCTTTGATATAAGCGGAAACTGTCTATCAGGCGGCAAGGTTTACATCTATGAGGTCGGTACAACTACAAATAAAGTAAGTTATACCATTCCTGCTTGTACGGGCGGAACTGAAAACACTCAGCCTGTAATCCTAGATTCACGAGGTGAAGCTAATATCTATGTGTTAGGGAATTGCAAGATTAAGGTACAGGATGCAGCGAGTGCTGATATTTACACGCTAGATAATGTACGAGATATTGAAGCATCAATTTTAGCTCAGTTAGCCGCATCCTCTGGCTCTAGCTTGGTTGGGTATCTGCCAGCAGGAACGGGGTCGGTTGCTGGGACGGTACAAGCTAAGTTACGTGAAGTAATATCAGTGGCAGATAAGGGAGGGGACAAAACTGGTACTACTGAT